AGCTAATGCTGCTACTAGTTCCCAGTTCTGACCTAAAAATGTCATCAATTCACTCATTCTATTCTATTATCTTTTCTCTTTAATTATACCTATTTGTAGATAGGAAGGTGAACCTTGTTTTATTGAAACCAGTTCCATCTTCTGTATCCTCAGGTTCTTGTTCGGCCCATACTTTATAGGTCTCTTTATTTGCATCCAAATAAACAGTGATTAGTTCCCATTTTCTTGAAGCATCCATATTAACCTGCTTCACCAAATCTCTAATCATGTTTCTATCAAGTGGTTCTGAATCCTGATTAGTTTTCTGTACCATCCCAAAAGGTGAGTGAGTAATATTAATTTCATAGAGATACCTTGAATAGGCATAATCAGCTAGTAATGATTTCAACCCTTCATGGATATATTCGTTACCATCTACTTCAAATTCAAACCCATCTAACAGTTCAGAATAACTACCTTTATTTTTAATCACATCAAAATAGAATGCATCACCTAGTACTTCCCTTAAATCTGTATGTGCTTGAGTAATACTTATAGTTATTTTACTCTCATCTACCTTGTAGGTTATATTCCTGAATGTTTTAAATTCTTCATTAGTTATTATATTACTCATCTCTATCTATTTTTTTGTCTTCTTTAACCACGTTTCTCAGTATCTCTACTCTACCTTCAATAGGGTTCTTGAAATTATTTAACAGTACAGTTAGTACCTCTTCAAACTTCATCCTTTCCTCACTCCTTTCTTGCCACATTATATCATTAATAGTAGAATACATCTCACCACTATTACCAAATAACCCATTTTCAGCAGGGTTAACTAATGCTATTGGTACATTGAATGCCTTACAGATAGCTTTTTCTACACTACTCTCTGTGTACTCAAATAACTTATCATTATGTGAACTGGTCAAATCTTGAAGTAATATCTGTTCCTCTAGCTTAGCACTAGCATCAGCTGATTCTAATAGAATAACACTGTTAGTACCTTTACTACCTTTTGTACTCTCTAAATCTTTCTTGAATGCATTTCTCTCTTCTGATGAGTTGAAAGGCTGTACAGCCATTATTTTAACGTTTAAGAAGCCATCAGTACTACCCTTCTGTTTAAATTCTGATGCATTAATCTCAGCTATCATATCAGTTATTACACAGTCACCATCAGGTAATGAATATACCTCATTCATATACTTCTGTATATGTACTACCTGTCCTTTATACTTCTGTATACCACCTGCTGCTTTTATTTGTGATTGAACCACTTCTTGGTTTGGGTTGAATCTATCAACTATTTGGAAGCCTTCAGGGTCTACACTTCCATCATGCATATCAAAGTTATCATAAATCACAAATTTGCCATTATAACCACTGTCATCCCTTAAACCCACTCTTACATTCTTTACAGGTATAACTTCAATTGATGATACTTCACCTAATAGGTTATAACCCACCCATAAATAAGCATTATTATGTTTTGTGTACTCTCTACTACTACTTCTGATTATATCATTAATGGTGTGACCCTTTTTGTTAATCACCTTGAAACCATCTTTAATGCCAATACCACTGATAGCCTTGGAAGATTTTTCTACACAGTTTTTAGCAGTTACACTAGTAGAGATGAGGTATTCCATGGTGTTTGGATAAGCGTTATCTCTACCAAACTTTTGAACACCAGTAGACTCTACCTCTTTGATATCCAATAGTTCATTCCTTATCTCTTTAAAGTGTAATTTCATCTTACTCTTGTGCTTTTAAAATCTCAGTTATGAAGTCATCTTTAGTACCCCCAAAACTTTGCTTAACGTCAGGGTATAAATCCCTTAATTCCTTCATTTTATACTCTCTAAGTGATTCCCTTTCAAGTGATGGTGAATCTTCTACTTTATCTTCTGTAGCATCCTCAGAAACTTCCTCAGAAACTTCCTCAGAAGCATCTTCTACCACTTCCTCAACTGGTGCATTGATTAATGCTTCCCAATCACTTGGATACTTAGCAAAGAATCTAATTCTAGTAAGGTCTACCTTTAGAAAATCAAGTGCTAACTCATCACTCATGATGTTATTATTTATCACTCTATTATCTTCCTGTGATACTCTGTAATATTTATTACCTTTTAATTCAAAATTTGTCATTTCAATTTCTTTTTTAATTGTTGTTATCATTTGTAACAGAGACCCTCTACAACTTAAACACACATCTAATCCTAATTCATCCTTATAGTATTTAGCTACTACTTTTAGGTTCTCATTCTTTGTAATTTCTTTGAATGGTAGGCTTAAAATCTCTCTTAAATTCATTTATTTTTCTCTGTTTAGACCACAAGAAAAGACAGTATGAAGTGTTAACTCATCTGCCTATTCTTTGGTTACTTATTACCTTATTACACTACTGCTGTGAAAGCTGACTCTAAGTCTGCTAGTGAAGTTTCAAAATCTGAATTAAGGTACACTCTGAATGGGTGTTCTTCGTAAACACCTTCTTTAGTTGATAAAGTAAATAAGATAGACCCTGAATTCTCATTAGTGTTTTGAGTCATTTCAGAAAGTTCTAAACCTGTATCTAATCCTAATACTTTAATTTTATCTGCGTTATCTGTACCACCAAATCTAGTTTGATATACAACCACAAATCTACCTTGTGATAACTCTTTAGCCCTCTCTGCATTATCAGCACTTGTAGTTGCTAATCTTGCTAAGAAGCTTTGAGAAAAACCATCAATATCTTCCATGTTTGGAGTAAATGAAGCTGAACCACTTGCTAACTCCTTATACCATGATAATTTGTAGCCAGTTGAACCTGCTTTTAATGTTAATGTAGTAACAGAAGCCCCTGAGATAACTGTACTTGAGAAATCAATATCATTCATATTGATTAATACAGCATCACCATAAACACCCTTGATAGGTCTTGAAGAATCATCAAAAAGCATCTCACCACTTAATTTATTTATATATGCCATTCTTTATATTTTTTAAAATAGAGGGTGATTAAAACACCACCCTCATTATTATTTATTGCTTACTGCTTATGCAGATAATGTGAATTCTACTATTTCATTAGCGTTTTGGATTGTTACACCTACTTTACCTTTAGTTCTCAAGTATGTTTTATCAGTAGTTTGGTCGTAAAACATTTCAGCTACTTCTGAATCCTTTTCAAGGTCATTACCTACAATGAAGTTTGAACCAACTGATGCAAACATTCTATCTGTAGAATCTAATCCGTACTCTCTAATTAACATTGCACCACTACCACCAATTCTGTATACTCCTTCTGAATGTTCAGGGGCATAATGATATAGGTTATCAGCTTTCTCAGCTTGGATATATTTATCAAATACATCATCACCAACTACTATTACAAAGTCTTTAGACCTCTTAACTTTTGCAGGTACTGCATCTCTCATGTCCTCTACTAATCCTTTAACGTTATTTTTTGTGATTTCAGTAGCACTTGAAATGTTACCACTTAATACATCAGCATTAGCATCTACTTGTTTGATAAAACCATCAAATAAGTTTAATTCTGAACCTGCTGTATCACCTTGCCAGTAAAGTAATTCCATTTGTTCAGATATTGAAGCTAACTCCGTTTCTACTAGCTTTTCTTCCCAAGGTTTTGAACCGTTTGAGTTATTGTAAGAACCTGGTGCTAATTCTGTAGCAGGGAACTTTTGTTCTAAGTCATCACCACAAAAAGATTTGTAGTTTGTGAATGGTTTCACAGTTAATGTTACCAAATCACCAACCACATCACCACTTGGTGTATTACAGTTACCTGATTGTATTTTAGCTTGTCCTGATAGGTAAGGTACTTCAGTGCTTCCCTTAATACCACTCATGAACCTTGCAAACTTTGCAGTATCACCACCTGCAAAAAGCGTTGCACCTAATACTTCATTTTCTCTTGAAATGAAATCATTGAAATTTTCTAAATCGTATGCCATTTTTCTTTTATTTTTTTCTTTTTATTATTTGCTTTTCTTGTTTAAAGCTTTTGATATTGAGTACCTTTCATTTTTAGTACCTCTTGTATTATTTGGTTGTGGGTCATTGTCAATTGATGCACCCATCTCTTTTTTTAGTTCAGTTATCTCAGCGTTTAATGCTTTGAATTTCTTTTCGTTTTCTTCTTTTGAAGCTTCTACTTGAAATTTAAACTGTGCTAATAGGCTTTCAAGTTTTGCCTGTTCTTTTTTCTCATCCTCATCAGCTGAAGCTTGTGCTTCCTCATCCTCATCACTTGATGCTTGAGAATCCTCATCTTCATCAGCTTCATCTTCATCAGCAGGTGCTTCAATGATTTCTGATACAACACCTTCACTAGCAATAACTTTGCTTCCATCAGGCATTAGAATCTCACCATCAGCAGGTGAACCTTCCTTTTCAATTTTATCACCCTCACTTGGAGTTTCATTTTCAGCCAAATCAGGGAAGTTGATTACATCACCATTAGCATCTTGAAGTTCTAAGGCTTTGATTTCAAACTCACCAGTACCTACTAATACCTCAAGTGCTTTAATGAAATTTTTCATTTTACTCATACTTGTTTCTTTTTTATTTTCACTTTTATTATAATATGCTACCGCTTGAAGGTTTGAATAAACCCCAGTAGCTAACCCCATTTCAACTGCTTCTGCTGCTGTCATGAAGGTTTCATTTTCAAGAAGTTTCTTGATTGAATCTTTATCTGTATCAGTGTAGATTGAATAGAAATCAGTTAATTCCTTTTCTATTTTTCTTAATTCTTTTGCAGCTGATTCAAAATTCTCTGCATTACCTTGCATCATACCAAAAGGCATATGAATCATGAATCTTTGAGAACCATCCTCTAAGAGTCTAGTATCACCTGCCATAAATACACTTGCAGCTATTGAATAAGCTTTAACTGCTTTAGTGGTGATAGGTTTATTAAGTTTTCTCAGGTAATTGAAAATATCCATCCCTGACTCTACATAACCGCCTTCACTATCTATGTTTACCTCTACTTCATCTACATTATCAAAGGATTTGTATTGACGTATAACATCAAATAGGTCAGTATCCTCACCTATAACCCCTTTTATATAAATTACTGCTTTCATATATCTTGCTTATACTTCTATATCTGAGGTATTGCAGGTAATTGACATAATGGGTCATGAAAATGAACCAAACACAAGAACCCCCCTGAATAGAACACTCAGGGGGTTATTTTGAAACTTTGGGAAGTATTTTAGAGGATTAAATTTTTGTGATATTGTATGTTTTCTTCAATCTCTCTATTATTTGAGTAACATTTATTTCATCCTTTGCTTTATACCATTTACCTTGGTGGTATACATCAGCTAATAAACAGTCTTTAAGCATTATGTGTTCTGTGGGGTCTTCTACATTATGTGTGACAACAAATACATAAGATACATCTCCACATTTTCTCCATTTATCAGCAGTTCTTGTGTAAGATAAACTCTGACCCTTTGGCATTTCTTTACCTACTTGTTTTACTTCAAAGGCAAACCAGTAATGG